TACGTCCATAGGTAATGTCTACAATGTTTGGCACTACGGTGATTATATAGTCCCTGTCAAGGTTAAATCCTTCTTCACGCAATGCTTCTGCTATATTGCGTTGACGCAATGCCATAGTGAAAGGATTGTCCTTACCATGAGGCATATCTCGTATCATAATACACACCTGGCCTGTCTTAGCGTGTGCTCGCTTGAATAGCTCTGTGTGGCCTTTATGCCACGGTTGCCACCTACCTAGTAGCTGTACTGTCGGTTTCGTTGGATCGAACATAATTGTATATTGCCTCCCAGTTCTTCATAATTTTAGCAGGGCCACTGTAATCCATATTGTGACCATGCTCTATTAATACACTATCGAAGCCACACGCTGAACCTATATCAGCGTTTGCTGGTTTATCCTCAACCCAAATATGACCAGGATAGCGTGCTCCGTATTCTGCCAGTACCTCATCTTTATCAGCACCGCAGTCTAAGAATACACACTCCTGAAAAGTGTTCGGTCCAAAGATCTTAGCCAAGTTACGTTCACGCAGCTTCTGTGCGTGAGGGTCCAAACTCAAGCTAGTAATACAAATAAATTTGTATTGGTGACGCTCATGTAGCATTTTGATATAATACTGAGCATCACGTAGAGGGGGTAGGAATCCAATCGCTGCTGACTCGTTAAACGTCCTTACTAGAGTCTTGCCTACCGACCAGTCGATTCCATACATCTTTGACACTTTGTAGTGCCCTTTCTCTTTTACTGTGTGTCCGTGGTGTTCCATCCAATTGTGAAACGCCCACTCCCAATCTAGGATTGCTCCGTCGCAATCTGTCAATATCACTTTTTCCATTTATATTCCTCACATAATTATAATAATCTTGTCTTTGTCTTTGTGTAGCCATTATATCACCTTCATGCTTCGAGGACAAGTAGTTTTTGCTTGTTTTAATGTCATGTCCAGTTCGCCTTTGATGAAGTCTTTGGCCAAACCGTGCTGTAGGTCTTGTGCCTCTATTTCCCAAGGTTGCTTTGAATAGGGTAGGTCTGTCATGTCTTTACCCATCCATTTCATTCTTCTAAAGTCTGATGCTAACTCGCCTCTCACATATTGCTTCATGTGAACCAACTCATGTGCAAGTGTAGCAATGTATTCGTATAGGTTCTGCTTGCTGTGTATATTAATCTCAAACTCATTAGTGTCTACGTGTTCACACAGGCCAACCCAATGTTCCATTGTGTGGATCTGAATATCCAACTCCAACTTCCTCTTACGGGGAACAAGCTCGCCTATGATAAAGCGAGCTGCCTGTTCCGTAAGATTACGCTGTGTTTTAGTTCCGCCTTCTAGGCAAATCTTAATCATCTATGTTACCATAGTATGAAGTGCCTACCTGACGAAAACGCTTGCCGTCAGCAGTCTTGATTTCCTGAACCTTGCCGTTAGCACCAGCCTGAACCTTAGCGTTAAGCTGATAGCCCTCGTCAATAACATTACGTGCTAGTAGGTCAAACTTGATAAACTTGTCGCTTGACAGTATAGCCCCTAGTGTAGTAGACTTGTAACTAGTAACGTCCTTGAGAGAAGCACCCGAAACAAGTTTACCATCAGACTTGAGGTCGTGTCGGTCAAGTCCCAGTGTCATCTCACGGCGAGACAACTGAGTACCAATGCTTGAAGTAGTAGCTTGAGCAGTGTATTGATTCCACATATATTAAGTCCTTACAATTAATATTGAAAAAAATGCCCCCGTTGCCGGGGGCTAAGGGTTTGCTTAGGGAGAGGAAGACCCTAAGCAGCTTCAACATTTACTGAATCAGTTTCAGTAGAGTCTACAGTCAAAATAGCCTCAGGCCGTTTGTAACTGTCATATTTGCGAATCTTAGACTCGCGGGATTTATTGACATAGGGCTTAGTCTTAGTGACTAGTCCTGCCTTAGTGCGAGCATCAATAAAGAGCTGCATATCTACATCTTCTTCCAGGAAGACAAACTTGTCTGACTGATAGGAGTGAGTAGAAACCAGAGAATGAATTTCCGTGAACGGAGCAAACTCTGAATGTGGTACACGTAACCAACCGTGACCAGGGTCTTGAATGTAAGCGAATGTACGCATATTAAATGTCCTCCTTAGGACTTTGTTGAAAAACTTTTATTTTATAATCTATATTATACACGAATTTTGCCAAATGTCAAGCACTTTTTTACAATGTGGCCAGTGCTTCTTCAATGATACGTCCAGCCTCACCAGGCTCGAAACCACATTCATCACAAAAGTCTATGCTGCTAGAAGCGGCTAAATCGTCATGTCTTGTAACACCGTTGATCTGTAACAGTGTACGGAGATTCTTTGCGGTTGAAACACAGCCTATCAGGGTGTTTTGAATGTGTAACTCAATCATACCTTCATCTGCTGAAAAGAATACGAATCTGCTCATGTTTTTAGTCCTTATCTTCATTGTTTATATGCTATATTATACACGAATCTCACGAAATGTCAAGCATTATTTCAAACTAAAAGCACTTATAAATCAATGACTTACCTCCAATTTGAAAATTTCTCCTATTTTCACTATAGGAAGTGAATAGTTTTGTAACTCATTGTTTTTTAAGAGATTTTCATAATCATCAGGATGTACAGGAATATACTGTAACTCATTGTTTTTATTATAGTTTTCAAGATAACGTGTAATACGTTCATTTATTGACAGTTTAAACATAAGTTTCTCCTCATTTGAATGTACCATTATACACACTTTTGGCCAAATGTCAAGCACTAAAAGCGCTTATATATCAATAACATATAAATAGTAATAAAATCAAGGAGTTACACCAACATGGCAAAAATGGGCAAATCAGAGGTTCAATGGAAATATCTGAAGATGTTAGGGACCATGCTGAGCACAGGAAGAGCTATCAAGTTTGACGGCAAAGGATCTGAAGTAATACAACAATCACCTGAAATCAAAACCTTGATAAAAGAAATCAAAGAGGTGGAGAGAACCAGAAATGTAGAAAAGGTGAGAAAGCTAATACAACCAGGTAAACAGGTCTTAGGCGGCCGTTCGGATTATGCTCCTATATTCAATGGACTAAGATGGACTGATATTGACAAGACTCCTTTTTCAGGTGCAGGAGGAGGAACGCCTGATGCTAAAACAACTAAGATGCAAGAAGATGGTTCATTATATTCGATTAAAACATTCATTGAGAAAAACGGTGCGTTTACCGGTAAAGAAGATTTTTTAAAAAAACATAGAACAGATCTTTTAAAAATTTATCCTGACATGGATGATGAATGGGAAAATACATTTTATGAACAGGGTAAGAGAATACAAAAAGAAGTAGGAAACACTAAATTTGGCCATTATGACCGTGATACTCCCGGTGGTTTTATGGAAGAGGTCTGGAAGGTTGCTAAAAGTTACGGGGTTACGCAAAAAGACACATGGAACCCTGCTGATATTTGGTTAGTAGCAAATTACGCTAAAGAGCAAAAGGAATTATTAGACCGTGCAAAAGATGACTATACAAATATAGAAGAATTTAATACTATATTAAAACACAAATTTACAGACAATGCCATTGTAGGTATATCACTTAAAAAGATGTCAGGCAAAACAGCACAATATGAGTTAGTGAACATGGATAACTCTGATATGTTTTATGATGATGAATACAAATTCAGATTTGACAATGTTGTTTGTAAACTATCTATTGACCAACAAGGAAATCTTAGTTCTTCTGATAGTTTGGTATACCTTAAAGGTAAAAAGATGACTATCAAAATGCAGATAAGGCAACAAAGCAGCGGAATCACTCCAATGAAAGTGGAAGGCACTGATGTAGCTAACGCAGCTGCCAAATTAGGAAAGGCTCCGTTGGATATGGTAGCTGTAGCCTTTAAAGCATATGGCATGAAATTCAATAACGATAAAAAAACATTTCCAATGAATACTAAAGAGTTTATGGAAAGATCTGATGAATTCTGTAAAATGTATGATAAACTAAAACTGGCGAGAGTTATAGATTTTGATGGCGTCACTACATCTAAACAATTTGAAGATAATATTAGAAGGGCTTTCTCAGGTTCAAATCCCGCAGCTGCTCACAACAAACTCATGCAGATAAACTTACTACATGAAGTATTTACCAAACTCAAAGGTGAGTCATTAGATTTTTTCTGGACTGATATATGCTATTTCTGTCAAAAGAAAGGTAATGTGTTTGGTCCGTTCGGCAAACTATATTAATGAAGTCCTATTTTATTTTCAAAACCACAGATGGCTACTGTCTAGTAGAAGCAAAGGACGTAGATAAGCTACCTAAACCAAGAGAGCTTATCAGGCGTGCTACTGCTGTTGAGGTGTTGCGTGAGTATGCTGAGAAAGAAGGCATTGAGTTTGCTGTCGATAAAGCACGTAAGCGCAGTAAACACACACAAGAGACAAAGGATAAAATCAGTGCTGCTGTCAAGGCCAATCACGGACACAAGGATGGGTTGAAAGAATCACACCGACTCAAGATCAAAAAAAGTAGAACAGGACAGAACAAAGGTGAGGATAATAACTTCTATGGAAAGAAACATTCCTATGCTACAAAACTAAAAATGTCTAAGTCTAGACTAGCTAGAGGTAAATACAAGTATATTTGTAATGCTGATGGCTACACTGCTATACCAGAGAATGACCCCGTGCCTGAGGGTTATCAGCTTGGGGTCATTTACGATCCGTATAAGCCTATAGAATCTTAACAATGTGAAAGACAACAGGGTTTAGGAACTTCAACTCGTGGTGTCTATCTTCAAGGTCAATCCAAATAAAGTGTTTAGGATTCTTTTTGACAATCTTCTTAGCAGAGAATGTCCTTTCAGCGGGTTCCTTTTCTACGGTTGACCCATCTGCTAATGTAGCTTTTTCCCCTGGATAGTATATTGTTATCTCGTACTCTTCCCGGAAGAGGCCGTTCCACCAGTCAACTAGCTTTTTTAACACCTTTCTTTGCCCTCGCCTTTCTCTTAGGTTTTGCCTTTGTGGGTTTGTTATACTCAGGTATACCAAGAGGCTCTAACAATGCTTCCATCTGAGGATACATTTCTAACAGTTTACCATCTTTAACTGCTGTCAGTAGTGTTGCCTCTTTGTGATGTATGCCTTCAAGGATGTTACACCACTGCTGTTCACGCCTTACAGGAGGTAGGTTGTTCATGTTGCTACCAGGTGTGATAAATGCCTTCACCCTACGCCATTCAAGCTGTAGTGTAGTTTCCCCCATACCCTGAGGAATATCGTCCTGTATTTTTACTCCTGTTTCGGGCATACCCTCAGGCAAATCCCATGTAGGTTTCTCAGCACCTACACCAATACGCACTACAGGAACAACTGCTTGATTAGTTTTGGCCCACTCTTTTAGCCTCTCAACCTGAGCATCTACTCCTTCTGCTTTGAATACCCAATCAAAGCCTTCATCCATCTGTCTGTGTTTCATTAAAAGTCTCCCAACACTTCCATCATGTTTTTCATTTTGTTCTTAATAAAATAGTTTAGCAACTGACTTCTATCACCACCCTGTTGCATTTCAAAACTATTTATAATGTTATCTTTAATCTCCTGAGGAGTTTGTGTAAGGTCAACAAGCATACGATTACGATTGTATCCGTGTGCCATGTCACCCGTCACCCATTCTTCAGGTGGCTTAGACTTCCACTCTGCTAGTAATGTTTTACGTATAGGTTTCTGTCGCTTGCCCTCTACAAAACAATCATCAGGTGATAACATATTAGGAATACCGTCGCCCTTGTCGCCTGTAATAATGTGTTCCATCAATACCTTTTCAACAGGTTCCTTCAGTTTTACCCACTTCTTAAATGCTGGGGCATACTGTTTTACGTTGTCCCATTTCTGTAGCTGATTGAAGTCGTGGTCACCACTGATAATCAGATAAGGAACAGAAGTAGGTTCACTAAACAACTGGTCAGGCTCTCCTAACTTCTGACTATACTCAGCAAGTGTACCGATAACATCATCAGCCTCAGCACCCTCAATGTCAATAACAGGATATGGGAAGTATTCTGCCAGTTCATCACGCACAATAGACAGTGCATCAAATATAGCATTCCAATAGACATCAGACTTCTCTCTGTCCTTCTTACGGTGTGCCTTGTAGTATGGGAATACCTTACGTCTCCAATAGTGCCTGTTGTCACAAGCAATAACAATGTCACCAAACTCATTACCAAATCGCTTCTTGTAGGATCTGATAGTGTTGATAATCATGTGACGCAACAAGGGTAGGTTTACTTCAATGTCACTGCCAGGCCTGTGACCTATTTCGGACATAAATGTAGCAATAGCAACTTGATTATAATCTATAACTATCATTTAATCACCCTCAACAAAACCATCGTGGCTTGTACACGGGACTTGGCAGGGTATCGCTTGCCTCGTATCGTGTCCATAAACTTGTGTAAGCCATTCTTACGGCATTCCATAAAGTCTTTGAGTCGTTCCTCTTTACGCAATGTTTTCTCGTAGGATTTTGTGAGGGAGTAATTATCTATGACAGTACCTTTAACTCCCAAAGTGCCAGCATACTCTGACGCATACACACCCAAACGCTTACGCTTAGTGTCATACACCCACACCTCACTAGCACCTATAATATCAACAGGATCAATGGACTTGTAAGTCTCATGTTGCTTGGTGTACTTCAGCCTGCGTACAATTTTGTTCTTGTCAACAGGACGCTTACGTCTGATACGTGTAATCTTTTTAGCCTGTTTAGTTTCCATGAGTGCTACTTGTAAGCCGTCAAAGAAAGCTAACAGATGCTTGAGTGTAGACCTTTTAACGTGTGAGTAGCCTTCTTTCAACTGCTCATCGTCACCCTGTGCTAACTCTCTAAACTCCATAGCCAACTCATCTACAATAGTAACAGCCTGTGCTGTCTCAGCATTGTTGAGTTTGTATGCTTCTACAAAGTCCTTGTAGTTAATCACCTGTGTACCTTTGATAATATACTCAATGGTATCATCTACACCCATAGCAAACTTATTAAGATTGTCTCGTATGTTTACAACTTTGGGTTTGTCTTCCTTATCTGTTACATAGGAAGCTGCTTGTGATAGCCAAACATCTTTCTGTTTCTCAATGTAGGCTGCTGTTGATTCTGTCAACCAACCCAACTTACTCCAACAGTAAAAATATTTAGCAACTGGATAAAAAGTAGAGTCAGACAACTTGAGGATAGAGGATACTGTGTCCTTGTCCCAGTTTGCTTTTGCCCACTTTTTAAATTGTGTGACACCTACCTTATCCTGTATCTCGTAATGTGCGAAATACAGACAAGAGGCTAGTGCCTTCTCTCGTTCTTTGTCATCGGTGAGCAGCTTAAACTCTGCCCACTTAGGTTCCGGCAACACGTAGGTGCTGCGTGCTCGTTTAGTTTTTGCCATGATGGACTCCTTCTATTCATAATACTAATTATAACAGAAAGAATCCTTAAATGTCAAGCTCTTTTATGTAATCTTTCACAGATATTGAGGGGATATTTGGAATGGGATAGCATTTTTCATCTACAACTCTACGAAATTTTATATAATCATACTCTATCCTTGCTATATTATTTAAAACTTTTCTCCACAAATTGAAACTTGGGTCTTGTATTTTACCATTACTGCGGTGTGGGCCATATCCAGGGACACGGCCACGAATACAATCAAATCCGAGTAGGTCAATTTCTGTGGCCCCTTTATCTGCTGCTAAATGTATGGCTGCTATTCCGCTACAGTTATGTTGCATATAAGGAGGGCTGTACCAAGAGTGTTTTGCTTGTAGATTTTGTCTCGTTAAACTCAAATAACGGTAATAGACTGAGCCATCATAGTCGCTCTCCAAAACCTCTTTAACCATATCATAATCAACAATGGTAAGATAGTCTGGTTTGAAGTGGTGATAGATATGATTGCTACCTACTAAAGTTCCTTTAAGTTTATCTAAAGGTATTGGGGCTCTAGAGGCCCCATTCCCTATGACTGTAAATTTCATTCAAAAGATTTGATGTTCTTAATGATAACAGAACGCCAGCCGTTATTTTCAGTATCAAAAACAACTAGGTTAGTTTCAGGAGCTGTTCTAGTGCCTGTTGTTGCAGGTACTACGCCTTCCTGTAATGTAGCCTTCATCACACGCTCTGTACCGTCTTTCTTTGTGAAAGTAATTGTACGCACACCTGTCTGTAGTGCATTAACATAATCTTGTCTACTCATCATCTATTTTCCTTTTCTTATCAATTAACCAACTTAACTTACTTCTTAAACTTCTGTCCAGACGATTAAACTGCTGTAACTCAGTATCAGATAAATCTGAAGTACCATCGCCATCCAAATCCTTAGGTATTTCAGGTTCAATGCCAAAGTCTTCAACAGGTTCTTTTATCGTCACAAAGGATATTTTCTCGCCTCTGCGCTGTAGTAATGACTGATTGGCCGCTATCACAAGTAATATAGCCAACGGGTCAAATACTAATACTATTAATATTACTACAATTCGTACCGTGTTGT